CTTGCGATTTCGGGATGTGCGTTGTTTGTAAATGATTCGATATAACCAACGCCCCAGTACCAATCACAGTCAAAAGTGCTTTCCTGGTAGTAATAACAAATCCCGTTTGCGTCCTGGCCGATGTAAAAATATTTGTTTCCATGCCAGGAAAATGAGCGCTTCTTATTGCTAACCATTTTTTTGTCCTCCGTTCATATTGTCCGGCGGGTGCTACCCTTCCGGCAGTCATACAATAACACGGGTGCTACCCGTCTGTCAATAGTTTTTTTGAAAAAAGTTAAAAAGCCTTCCAGCCCTTACGGTACAAGGCTTTGAAGGCAATAAAGGTCCATGATCCCGAAAAAAACTTAAAAAATTTTTCAAAAAAAGTTGACTGCAAGCAGTTGACAAGCTAAAATGCTATATAGATAAATATATCCATTTCGGACAAATACCGGCCATAAACAACAAAAACAACAAACCGCTAACAAAGCGGTCTTTTTTTTATGCCCTGAAAACCAGGTCCCAGCCGATCCAGGCAAAACACCCGGACAAGGCCCCTATATAATTATAATAATCTTGTAGTATGCAGGAATATATAAAACCCTTCCCGGAAAAACAGCCGGTTTCAAGGGAATACAGCCGGAAGGCATGAAGGGAAAAACGCATAATGAAACTGCGAAAAACAAAGCCGCCTTGACAGCTGCAAAACAACGGTCCCGATCCAGGGCAAAACAAGGCCCAAAACTGGACAGAAAAACATGCGTCCATTGCCTTAATAAAATTCCCAATTCCAGCCGTTACCGCTTGAATAAAAACAGCGATAACGCCTTGTAACAACAAGAACGGAAACAGACGGAAAAACTGCAATCCATAAAATCAATCGAATGACATACCCTATACGGGGTAGAAAAGGGGTGAAAGTCATGGCAAGGCCATTCGGTCCGATGACGGCAAAGATCGAAAACTTTATCCGGGCTGAAGCTCGCGGCGAGCCGCACGATAAAATCCTGTTAGAGCAGTTCGGGATCGACGTGAAAACCTGTGATCCGAAAGACAAAGCAAGAGCCGAACAGTATATGCACCGTTGGCGTCACCGGCCTGATGCTGATGCAATATGGCAGGACGAACTGCGGGCTGTTGTTCGGCGACATGTCCCGGCTGCGATTGGCCGAATAAACAAACAGATAAACAGCGATACGGAATGGCTTGCAAACAAAGCAAGCAATGACGTTGTGCAGCTTGCAAGCCGGATCGGTGCAATCAAAACACAGGAAACAGCAATGACAATCGAGATACAGGGCATGCCGGATATTGGTAGCCCTGATGAAAATGAATAAACGCTTGAAAAGCTGGTAAATATTCACCGTTTATTCATAGTCAACAAATCGAAAAACAGGTAAAAACGGCTGGAAGCATTGATATATAAGGCTTTGAAGCCATTTACAAACTATTCGCTAAACAATGGTTTAACGAATAGTTAACGTTTTCATTCTGTTTTTTTCCTGGCAGCCGTCCCGATCCTGCAGCGGTCCAGCCCCGGCGAAAATGTAGGGCGGCCCGCCCCGTCCGGACCGGGGGTAGGGGTGGCAAGCGCTGAAGCCGGGGGGCCTAAACGTGACTGAGACTCCCGCCGCTTTCGCTCTATACCCGATATGCTTACCCGCACCGGTACGCTTTTCCCACCGGTCAATTTTTTGCATCAGCTCAGGGTGGTTCACATCCATCCGGTCGACGAACTGAAAGGATGTGCCGTATGCCATCCATAGTCATCAATTATCAGCCAACGAAGAAGCAAGCGATTTTTCATGCTTCAAAGGCGAATGAAATTCTTTATGGCGGTGCTGCTGGTGGCGGCAAGACGAAAGCTCTTATTATGGATGCTTTGTTCCGCTGCCTTAAATGGCCGGGGACGACAGCGGTTATTTTCCGGCGCACCTATCAGGAGCTTGAGGACACGGATATCAAGGAAGCTCAGGCTTCATATCCGGAAGGGCTTGCGGTTTACAATGCTGGGCGGCATGAGTACCGGATCATCAACGGGAGCAAGATATTGTTCCGGCATTGTGAGAACGCGGCTGACCGATTCAAGTACAGCGGCCTTGAAGCGCAGCACATGTACTTTGACGAGCTGACGACATTCGAGCAGATTGTGTACGACTTCCTGAAAACCCGTCTCCGCGCAAAGAAGGCTTTGAACTGTGTGCCAACAGTGAAGTCAGCGAGCAACCCCGGCAATATCGGGCATGGCTGGGTGAAGAAGATGTTCGTGGACGCGGGGCCGTACATGGAGATACGGGAGCAGGAGATTTACTCGGAGACCTTGCACAAGTCGAAGAAGATACGGACGCAGTACATTCCATCCCTGGCGATGGAGAATCCGTACATTACTGACGACTATATATTTGAATTGGAGCAGAAGCCGGAAGCATTGCGGAAGGCGCTCCTGAACGGCGATTGGGATTCCTTTGAAGGCCAGGTATTCAAGGAATGGAAGGACGACCCGGAACACTATACTGATCGCCGCTGGACCCACGTTATCGAACCGTTTGATATCCCGGCTTCCTGGCCGCGGTACTTCGGCTTCGACCACGGCTATAGCAAACCGTTTGCGTGCGGTTGGTTCGCAATGGGGCCGGATGGTTGCCTGTATTACTACAAAGAGTGGTACGGTTGCAAACCGCGGCAGGCGAACGTTGGTATCGAGCTGACGCCGATACAGATTTCAGACGGGATTCTTGAGCGCGAAGAAATGGAGAAGCGCGAGAACATCAATGTCCTGCGTGTTGCTGACCCGGCGATCTTTGACAAGTCACGCGGGGATAGCGTTGCCGATCAGATGGCTCCCGGTTATATGGGCCGCAGGCAGGGCGTTGTGTTCAATAAAGGCGACCATGCGCGGATTGCCGGCAAGATGGAGATACATGAGCGACTTCGCTTTGACGAGAATGGCCGGCCGAAGCTGCAGGTATTCAACACTTGCAAAGACTTCCTGAGAACATTCCCGAACATTCCGTATTCACAGAAGAAGGCCGAGGACATTGACACGGATGCCGAGGATCACATCTATGACATGCTCCGGTATGTCTGCATGGATCACCCGGTCATGCCGAAGAAGAAGGCGCCGCCCGTGTATAAACCGTTCTCTCCGTTCGACGAGTAAGCGCGGCAGAAGGTTCTTATCTTGTGCAAAAAATAAAACGAAAGGGGATAGCTCCTGGGTTTTGTAAGGGCTGTCTGCCGCGCACTCTATATGAGGTGATGAAATGGCAAAGAAGATTAATCTCAGAATACCGGAAGATGAAGATCGAGAGCTGGAAGAAACAGTCAAGCACCTTGACGAGCTTGCCGGTATTTTTGATGAACAGCCGTTAAAGCCGGCAGAGCGTGAACTGCTCGATCTGATCTATGAGCGTGTTGAGACGTTTGAGCAGAGGAACCGCGTGTACCATGACGAAGCGAAGAAGTGTCGGCAGATTCTTCACATGGACGATCCGGATCAGGACGCTCCGGGCGTTGAGCAGCAGAACGGCAAAAAGACGCTGCAGCTTCACACGCTGAAAAGCACGTTCAACAACGTCGTTGCGGATCAGATGCTTTCCATGCAGGAAGCGAAACTGCTCCCTGAGACGGAGGGCATGCAGGACGCCGCGGATGACCTTCAGGATATGGTGCATTACGTGGTGTATTGCGCGAACGACTTCGAGCAGCTTCACTACCGGCGGTGCGAGGACTTCTATGGTCCGGGGACTGCGGTCACGCAGATTGCATGGGACGCCGATATGAATTACGGCAAGGGCGAGATCGCGCTGATCCGTTGGCCGTTTGAAGCGCTGCTTTGGGACCCGATGGCCGAGGACATTCAGGATTGTCGGGCGGTAATGAAGGTGAGCTGGCATCCGCTTTCCTGGTACGTGGAACACTGGCCGGACGAAGGCCGGTACGTTGCGGGCGAAAGTCATTCGCATAACGACGTTGGTGTGACACAGGGCCAGGAGGACGCGGACGACGCACAGGACGAACAGCGGGCCATGCTGATTGAGTATTGGTGGCGCGAGTACAACGCAAAGACGCGCCGGTACACGATCAACGTCGCGTATGCCGCTGGTAATGCGCTTCTGAGTGTTGACCGGGATGTTTACAGTCACGGGCTTTATCCGTTCGTGATTGACGTTCACGATCACATTGAGGGCAGTATCGCCGGTGACGGCCTTGTGCGCGAGATGGCGCCGATGATGCGGTACATCAA